GGTTGATGCACTGGAAAAGTAAGGAATACCGCCGCTGGTGCCTGCAATAGTGAATGCTGGCGTTGTGGTTGGATTTGCAACCGAGACAATGCCGCCCGTCCAGCCAACAGTGGTGACAGTGCCGCCCGAGCCGGTCGCTGACAATGTGCCTGCGGCAAACGAAACGCCGGTGCCAATCGTGACGTTGTTAAACCCGCCCGAGCCGTTGCCATACAGGATCGAGGTGCCGCTGGTCGCCGGGGCGTAGTCGGTGCCGCTGGTCGCCGCGCTGATTGCGGTGCCGTTGCCTTTCAGCAGGCCGGTGACGGTCGTGGACAGCGTTAAAGCAGGCGTTGCACCGCCAGAGCTGGATCCAGCCAGGCCATTTGCGGAAACAACAGAAACCGCTGTTACCGTTCCAGATGTACCCGTCAAAGTGCCGCCAGAAAGCGTCAGACCGCCCGCCACGCTGATTTCCTCAGCTGCGCCAGTGGATGCTGTCGTACGCCCCAAAAGCCGCGCTGTCGCCATCGTGAGGCCGTTTGCGCTGGCATAGGCACTCGGCGCCACGTAGTCAGTCGCCGCAGTTGCTGCCGATAGCGCAGTTCCATTGCCTTTGACCACGCCGGTCACGGTTGTCGAGAGTGTCAGCGCAGGAGTAGCGCCCCCCGAGCTGGTGCCGGCCAGACCGTTGGCAGAAACCACCGAAACCGCGGTGACGGTGCCAGTTGTGGGCGTTGTCCATGTCGGCGTTCCGGCCGCGGCGCTGGTGAGCACTTGGCCAGAAGTGCCTGCCGCGGTGAAGGCGTAAGCAGATCCGGTGCCGTAAGCAATCGCGCCTGCGGTTGCTGTTGCGGTGCCATTCGTGCCGCCGTTAGCAATTGGCAGCGTGCCAGAAACATGCGTTGTCAGTCCGATCTTGCCCCAGCTGGGCGCCACCGCCACACCGCCCGAGATTAACGCGTTGCCAGTGGCCACATCAGCAAGTCTTGAGAGCGCAGTTGTTCCGCTGGAATAAAGCAGATCGCCGATTACATAGGTATTTAAGCCAGTGCCGCCATAGCCTGCGCCAAGTGTGCCTGCAAGCGTCACAGCGCCTGTGGTTGCGCCTGAAGGAGTCAGCCCAGTGCTACCCCCAGCCCATGACAACACGCCCGTGTTGGCGACCGTAATAACGCCCACGCCGTTGGTGACGCCAATGCCGGCGCCTGCCGTCAATGGGTTGAGAGTGTAGCCGGTGCCGTTACCGATCAGCAGCTGGCCGGCGGTCGGTATGGTAGTCAGGCCGGTGCCGCCAGAGGTGACCGGCAACGCAGATCCGATATTTATGCTGATAAAACTCGGGTTCATCAACCACAGCAACCATTCCTGATTCGGCCTTCCTGTGGTTTGATTCAGGAATTCGGAATACGGAATGTTGATATTGGTATTAGGCGCTGTCGCCATTAATTCTCACCAACAGATGATTTCAGATTTGCAGAAATGATCACCGCTTTGACCGGATCGCTCATTGAAACCTCAAAAATCCGATCTCGCGCAAACCCTAGCCGGCGCCAAATAGCCCGATTGGTGTATCGGCCAATCTTGCCGATAGTCGTCCAGTGCTCGTTTGACCAGGTGCTGCCGCCGTCGTTGGACCAGCGCAGCATGGCCTGCGGATCGCTGCCCTGGCCATCGTTCAGACCAACACCAGGCTGAAATTGAATCTGCAGCTCGTCGAAATATTCCCGCTGGAAGTCGGCCACCAAATGCGGCGCACGTCGCAGGCGTCTGATTGTGGCGCCATCCTCAGTGTAAATGGCGTTCTCTATAGAATAGACTTTGCCGTTCTGATAATCGCCCACGAGATACATATTATTGAAATAAGCCCCACAATTACTGCGGTGCCGATAATATTCACCATCAGAAAAACTAAGCCACTTATGCCACGCTGAAGTCGACAAATCATAGACCCATGTGAGGCCGTTTCCGATGCTGGGGAACGTGCAGACGTAAAATTCATGCCCTTCAATCTGGTAAGTGTATGCAACCGCATCGGAAACAATCTGATTAACTAAGGTTTGTTCAACCGCGTGCGTGCTTAATCGCTTGAACGAATAGCCAACAATAGATTCAATCGTGCTGTTTCCGCGGGTGTCTTTTGCCACAAAAACAAATGAATCGCTGAACCGCGCCACGCTAAACGGTGCACCGCAGCCAGACTGCATCGAAGTGCCTGGCACGCGCTGAAATGGGAACGTGGTAATGCCGGTAATCACATTGCCTACATCGGTCCAGACTTCGCTGGTTACTTCGCCCAGCAGATAAACCTGCCGGCGATCAACGATCAAACTGATTAGATTGTCAGGAGATCCGTCCTTTACGCCGTAGAGCGCCTGCGTTGACAGGCTGGACCCTAAGTTTGTGCACGCCCAGTTCTGGGTATCTGGCTCGTTGTAGATATTGTAATTGTCCACAACATCCACAACAGATGCGCCTGTCCACGGTCCATCACTGGCCGGCAACGTCGTGAAAGTGTTGGTGCTGGCAACCCATGTGTAGCGGTTTGGACCATCAACGATATAAGCAGTCAATCCTGCGCTGGTGGTCACATTGTCCGAAATCGACACCGAACCGGAATTTGTGGTTAGCGTGCCGATTACGGTTGAAACCATCGACAGATTTACGCTGTAAACAGTGCTCCCACAAACAACGACAAGCAATTCGCCGCCAGAAAGCGCACGCATACCGCGCACCTCTGCAGAGTTCAGTTGCAGCTGCTTCACAAGTCCAGGCGTCGGATACAGCGCCACAATCCCGCGCTGGCCGGGTTGTTTCGTCGGATCTATTTCAGCATAAAAGTTAATGCACTCTTGTGCATCCTGATAAATAGACGGCGCTTCGTAGCTTGTGCCAACAAACCCAAAATCCGGCATCAGATAAAGCCCCCATGCAGAATCCAGCCAGCATCCTTGCGGCGACCGGAAACAATCACATCATCGTAACTGGCAATTTGCGCTGGCTTCATGTTGGTGCGCTTGACCGTTGCCCTGGATTGCGCTGCAAACGCGTTAATCATCGCCAGTTGCGTTTGCGAGGCTTTCCCATACATAGGACACAGGCGCTCGGCCAGACACCAGCGTAGGGCCATTGTGTAGCCTTGCGGCAGGCTTATTGAGTCATAGAGCGTGCCGTAACGCGTAAACACAGTGTCAGCAAATAGGTGCATCTCGCCCTGTGACGGATTTGGCCAGACAGTCACATTGCCGAGGATCTCGCTCGGCTGGTAATAAACCGCCTTCGGCCACGGTCCGTTTAGGCTTTTCAATCCGATCAGGTTGTATTGCTCAAGATTCAACACGCTGACCGGGTAATCCAGACCGCCGCCGTAGATCGGAACGCCGTTGCTGGTCGTTGAAACCCGCACAAATGCTGAATTAATTGACAGCGGCCGTTGGTAATAGCCAGAGATCGTCGTGCTGGCGACCGTCTGCGAGGTGCTGACGGTGTAGGTGCCTGCGTAATTGATGCTGCCGCCGGCGCCAGTTCCAAAACCCGTAATCGTCGTTCCCGCAGTCACGCCGGTGCCGGTAATCGTCTGGCCGAGCGTGATATAGCCTGACAGCAGACCGCTGGCCGGAATCGTCAACGTGGTGCCGCTGATCGAGCCGGTAAAGCTGGCGCCAATCGAACCGCCTGGTCCGATCGTGTATTGCGTCACATTCTGCGTAACCGCCCAGACAATCTCGGTCTTGTAAAAGACCATCATTTGCTCGTTCGACCATTGATCAATCAAGTCATTGAGCATGTCAAACGCGTCTTGTGCAGCATCCGAGGTCGGCGTTTCGCCCGCTTCCAGTGCGCCGATGTCTTTAAGCGCCCTGCTTACAATGTCGATCGGCTGAGTCATGCTGACCCCTTATGCACCGTGAATGATGGCGTAATTGATTTTCACTGCGTCTGACAGCGAACCACCAGAAAGATTGATGATTGTGATGGTCGCAGATCCAGCCGACAAGCTGCTGCACTGGACAAAATACGCACCAAGTCCACCACCACCAACGCAGACATTTAGCACATCTTTTGCCGAGATCATGCTGTTTGTCAGCGTGAAAGTGGCAGTTGCAAGATTAGCCAGTGCCGCATTATTCATCGTAATCACGCCGGCCGACTTATCCAAAGTGACGCCGGTAGATTTGCTGGTCAATTGCGTGACCGCACCTTGAGCAGCTGCGGAATATGTAAATGTTGCATCTGCAACCTGATTGTTGGCTGTCATGCTGCCGGCGACAACCGCATCGGTGCCGTCAAAAGTGAAGTTGGAAGAACCGCTGAAGGTTCCGCCGCCGTTGTATTGGACCTGTGAAGCACTCCCGCCTGGAGTGCCGCTGCTTGTGGTCGGCGTTGTGGCTCGTAAGCTCACAGTCCTTCTCCACTAGTGATTTCAAAGGCGCCAACACCATCTGCTTTAAACCATGAGTTTGCCGGCAGACCGCTGAAAACTTCAACCGAATAAGGCATCAGACCCAATACGGCTTTCGGGGCGCCATTTGAAGGCGTTGCGACTGTGATAGTCGGGGTGCCGTTGCCGGGTATCGGTGCCGCCCAGCCTAGATATTGTTGCGTGCCGCTAAGATTGCGTACGCGGTAAGACGTTGGGCCGCTATTGGTGGTTGAAAGCACTTGAACCGCGCCTGTGCCAACCAAATAAGTTAAACCAAACGGGGAAAATGCGCTGTCATAAGCCATTATGTTGACCTCTTAAAGAAGTGGGAACCGCCCTTGCGAACGATTCCCGATACTGCAAACAGCCTTAGAACGTGCTGAAGTCGTAACCGTAAACAAACACATCAACAGCACCGTCAGCAATTACTGCGCTGACATTTACGTACAGGTTTTGTGCGGTCAACGAAGCAGTAACAGACGCAGCTGCCTGCGATTTAACATAGGTTGTCGTGGTTTGGCTCGATAATGCGCCATCGGTCAAAACAGTCGTGCCTGTGGTCGCCGGACCCGTAAAAATACCAATTTCAGCAGCAGCAATATCTTTTGTTGCATTGGCAGTGATAATCACCGTTGCGTTGTAATTGCTGCTGTTGATGATCGGCATTACCGCCGCGTCGCCCAGTGCAGCAAGGCTGACTTGCGGATAGTAAGCCAACAAGCGCAGGGCTTGGTTACTGCCGAGGGATTGCGGGTGAATCGTGGTGGCCGAGGCCGGTCCTGGATTTGCCATGATGAATTCCTTTAAATGAGGTTAGACGGGGCGCATTGTCTGCGCCCCTGATTATTACGCAGCAACGCGGCAAGCAAGCTCGGGATACAGCGGCGCCCAGCCGTACAGCACATCCAAACGAGTCGGGATTGAATCGTTATTTATTGTGTACTGCCTAACGACACGAATGGACATTCCCAGCTCTTTGTCGCTCGCACGACCAGCGAAGTGCACACCTTCCGGCAGCTCAAGGTCGGCCATCGCAACGGTAAACGCATTGCGGTGCATGACAATGTTCTGCGGTGACACGGTGCCAGAGCTGTTAAAGAATGTAATAGCCGCGGTTGCGCTCGTGCTTGGAATGCTGACGTTTTGGAACTGGCCAGCAGTAATCACCGCAGGCGAAACAGTCACGCTAAACGAAGTGCCGGTGCCAGAAGCAGCAGTTTTCACAACGAAGTTACGCAGCCTGTTTGTGCCATACGCTTGACGATTCTGCGGGTTGACCGCATACACGCCAGCGATCTGGAAAGTGTCGCCAGCATTCAGCGAAACAGCACCAGTCGAAGTCAGCGTGATCGTCGAGGTCGAAGCCCAGCCAGTCGTCAAGAAACCAGTGGCGGTCGTGGTCGCGCAGACCGCGGTGCCAGCAAACGAACCGAACGTTTGCGAAACAACGTTTTGGTCCATCTTCCACTTCATGCCAGCGGAATCCGTACCCATCAGACCCTTTTCATACTGCTGGGAAATCTTCTGGTTCGGCACAAACAGACCTTTCAGGCTGTCAACGATCGTTGCGCTGGTGAACGGTTCCACGATGCACGAACGACGGCCATCACGCGGCGCACCTTCGCTGTCCAAATAGGCACCAGCGGTGAGGTAGGTTAGCAAGCTGGTCGGCGGCGTGCCGGCAGTGCCAACGATGTTCGCGGTGTTGGCAGCAGCGGTAACCAAACCATCGCGGTCGATCTTGTTCGCAATAGCGGCCACAGCAGGTTTCAGCACGCGGTCCGAAAACATATCGAGCGACAGCGCCAGATCCTGAGTCGTAAAGCTGGTGTCAACGTGGAACTGCGTCGACAAGGTAACCGGCACGCTCGTCTCGTTGAAATCTTCAACGTTAAGAGCCGGGCCAGTGGTGCCGATAAAGCGACCAGGACGGCGAACGTTCACGGTCGCGCCGATTTTGCCGCCCACAACAGCGAATTGATCATCATAGTTACGATCAACCTCATTCGTAAAGGTCAATTCGTTTTCAAGCACCATCAGTGCTTCATTCGTGATTTTGCTGATAGTCAGCAGATTATTAGCCATGATTGTTTCCTAAATAAAAGATTATCGAATTTTTCCTGCCAGCCTTGCCTGTTTCCATGCTTGATAAGATCCGTGGAAAACTCCATCTGAGTTGACCTGCGTATCCATTGCACTTCCACCGCCCTTAATGGGCCTGATCGGTGCTGGCGCTCTTTGTTTCGTTGCAGCAGCTTTCGCCGGTTCTTTCTTCTCGAATCGCGCTTCCAGTTTCCCAATCTCGCGCAGTGCAGTAATCGTGGACATTTCAGACAGCTTTTGTGCAAACTCTGGATTCTCGGCCAAGTGATAGAGCACCTGCGGCCCGACATCACTTTCTAGTATTGCATCCCGCACCTGGTCGCTGACAGCGACCTCGCTTGATGCAACAACGTCCTCAAAATCCGGTAAATCTGCCTTCACCGCGGTAATACGGTCAGTCCATTGTTTGATGGTTTGCTGACGTTCCGTTGCGGCTTTCTTTTCTGCCTCTTGCCGGTCACGATCCTTTAATGCTTTTTCTGCGGAAAATTCAGCCAATGCGCGTGCATATTCAAACGCATCAGTGAATTGCTCGGGCTTCGGTTCAGCATCAGGATCAGCTGCCTTTTCGGGCGCTGCCTTTTGCTCATATTCCCGCAGCCTTGCTTCGGCGCTCTCGCGGCCTGCGCGTTCCTTTGCTGCTTCGGCTTTCGCCTGTTCGCGCTGCTTTACGACTTCGCCGATCCGCTTCTCAATCTTGGGCTTGCTTTTCTTTTCCGGTTCGTCTGCTGCGGCCTCTTTCTGCTCAGTTTCGGCGTCTGCCTCAGATTCATTCTGACCCTCGTCCGATTCGACTGGATCCGCTTCTACGGCCTCGGTCGGTTCGTCCTGGGCAGCTAAACCCATTCGCTGAGCATAAAATTCGGCTGCATTCTCACTGGTTAAAACGGTCGCTGCTTGTGTTTCTGATGCTGACATGGAATTTCTCCAAGAAATAAGCCCAGTGAACCCACTGGTAGGTTACTTCTAACCCCTTGATAAATTGCTGTCAATTATTGAATAAATGGGCTAGCACCTGCCGAAATATCCTCAACCGCGATCTGTGCAGACCGTTGCTGCTCGGCGTTCCTGCTCTCGATTTCATCCTGCAGGCGCCTGGTGTCCATGTTGTGCAACAAAAGCTGCACAATGCCCTCAATTTCTGACTTGTTCTGGCTTGTGATGGACCGCGTGTTTTGGTCGTTTACGCGCACTTCGGCCATTGTTTCGGTGTTGTGCGCTCTGGCGGTCACATCCATCAGCTTGCGCTGGGTTGACGCATCTTCCTGCATCTTTTTGACCGTTGCGCCATGCTGAATATCGAGCTTGAGTGCGGCATTCTCTTGCTGCAGATCGAGCATTGCCTTTTTGCTTTGCTGCAGCTGCATCTGGATCTGTGGCGGCACCGGTGATTTGTCATCAATCTGCGCCAGCGGGTTGGCGGCAGCGAGCCGGTCGGCAATCACTTCGGCGCCGGGGAAATCCATGTTGCGGAATACCAGATCGCCAGCAATGTTGAACAGATCAGGCTTTCCAGCCAGCAGTGGCATCATCGCCTCAACCGCCTGTATGCGCTTGCTGTTGTAGCCTGGCCCCGTATCCATCACCACATCGTATTCGCCGACCGTAACGTCGTTCAAGACCTTCAGCACGCCCATTTCATCCTGCTTGCTCTCGTTGATCGTGACCAAATCCGGCTGGCCATCAGCGCCAATAATCCGCATCACGCGCTGTTCGTTGTAAATGTGCGGCGCCAAATCCAGAATAATCTGGCCGGTCTGACGTATTGAGCGCGTCAGGTTGTCATAAAAATGGTAATTGTTCATGTCAATCTGCTGTTGCTGACCGTTCAATGC